TTTTTTAAGATTTAAATCCTGTTTATGTTTATCCCACCGCTTTAAAAATCCAGTTTTTGCTGTTGAACCAACATATAGTTTTCCGTTAACTATATTTTTTATTTCATAAATGCCTGTGTTCATAAAATTATACATTATCTAAGCTCATCACATTTTCTTCGTTTTTATTATGTTGTTGCCATTTATCACTTAGCATTTTCTTAACTATATTTTCCCCACCTTCCATTTTTTCTTGTAATTCCAATCCCTCTTTAGAAGATTGTTCATACATTATAATTGATCCATTGGATGAGTTAAATATAGAAGGCAGAGTTATTCCGTCAGCACCAAAACGATTTTTTACAATATGAAATCTAGCCGTATTAGATATTTTATCTTCTATTTTTCTACTAACGGACATTATAAAATCGGATGTCATAATTTTTCTATAAGAATCAGCAACATCTCCTGCTGTAATAATATCTTCTTCCGTTGAATTTCTGTTGCATTGAGAAGCCGACCAGCAAGGGATTTTTAATTCACCAGCAATCATTCTTAGATCTTCATAAATAGATCCAGCTTCAGAATATGAGTTAGAATTTTTTTCTGCTGATATTGGTCTTAAAATATCAGCATAATCAACTATGACCAAATCATATTTAATTCCATCTATCATTTGACATCGTTCTAAATGGGTTTTTATAGTAAAAGGAGAAGCTGTTTTTATTGGAAAATATTTAACTTTTAATTTCCCAAAACCAGACTGATTTTTCATATCATCCACTCTTCTTTTAACGACATCCTTTTGTTTAGGTATAGATTGAAAATCAAATCCCGTTAAACAAGACGCATACCTTCTATTTATATAAGCTTCATTTAATTCCAATGTAAAATGTATGACGTTTTTTCCTTGTAATAACGATTCTGATCCAATTTTTGTTAAAATCCACGATTTTCCAATTCCTGCCGGGGCCATGATAATTCCCAACTCTCCAGCACCCAATCCACCATCAAGTATATTATCAACTAATGGCCAACCTGTTTTAATACACGACCTAACATTTTCACTTAACCACACATCAACATCTTTAATAAAATCTGTACCAAGATTTCTTTCCGCTCCTGCTTTTAATGCTTTATCAATTTCTGTTCTAATTTTTTCGTATTCTCCGGTTTTTAAATATTCCACCCCAATTAACATAGCATTTTTTAAGCTTTGATTTTTACAAAATTCAAGAAATGTTTCTTTAACATAATTAATATCCGTGTCCGATAATTTTTGATAAACACTTCGAAGTTGATCTATAACCGATTTCTTTAAAACATCACTTTGTATCGTATCGACTCTTACTTTAAAAACGGTTAAAGTTGGAATATCTTTATATTGAAGAAAATATGATATAATTTCTTCTACTATCCATCTATTACTATCTTGTTCAAAGTATTCTGGTAATAGAATATCCAATATTCTTTCAAGAAAAGCTCTATCGGATAATAAACTTGCTATACATTTTACTTGGAAATCATTGCCGAATTTTTTTAAATTATCTAAAATGTGTTTGTTATTTTCGCTCATATATTTTTGTGTTCTTAAATAGTAACTTATACCCACTAAACAGTAAACAATTTATCGTTTAAATATTTATTATTTTAATTTATAATCTATCCCAAAAAACTACTAAAATACATTTTTTCCATTTATTATAATTTTCTTTCAATATTTATTGTTAAAATCCACAGTATGAGTGGATTAAATAGAAAGATATACTATATGTTTGAAATTAATGTTTTAGTAAATGGTAATAAATGTAAAAAATATTCATTTAATGAAAAAATTTATATTGAAGGTAAATTTGGCAGTGAGTACGAACTAGAAATAAAAAATAATACGTGGCGAAGAGTTTTAGCCTTAACATCTGTAGATGGCTTAAACGTTTTAGATGGAACTACTATGTCCGATGAATCTCCTGGCTATGTAATATCTGCTTATTCCCCACTTAAAATTAAAGGATTTAGATATTCCAATGATGAGGTAGCATCATTTAAATTCACAGACAAACAACACTCCTATGCTAAAAATATAGGTGGTAATGAAGCAGCACAAAATTGTGGTGTTATAGGATTTAAAATTTGGAATGAATACATTAAACCACAACCAAATTATAACTGGCAATATGATTGGAATTATATACCATCAATACATGGAACTTATTGGGTTGGAGATACATTAAATCCGATTTGGGGAGATATTCCAAATAGCGATATAATTCGTTATTGTGGAGATGTAATTAATTCATCATTATCAGCTAATGCTTCAAATTGTAATAGCGATATTAAATCTAAAAGGGTTGGTTTAGTATCAACAAATGTAAAATCTCCAAAATTACTTCGTAGTTTTGATATGGGATCTACTTGGGGTAAAAAAATAGAATCTAAAGTTATAGAAACTGAGTTTGAAAAAAATATTTTAACTTTTTCATTAGATATCTATTATGCTTCACGATTTGCATTAATAAAAATGGGGGTTCCGCTGACCACTAATAATCAAATAACTTTTCCACGAAGTTTTCCGAAAAAATACGCAACCCCTCCAGATGGATGGTCAGGCTAATAATATCGGCATAAAAATACGCCGATAATGATCCATTTCATCGGCGTATAAAAATCCATCAATTTATTTTTCTGTTTTACCAGCGTGAAACATATTCACTCATATTTAGAATTTTGTGTTCCAATATATAATGCGCATTTTAAACAGAAAACGTATCATTTATTTCACTAAATAATTTTGTTTTGTTTTTTTATTATAAATGGCTTTCCAATTTTTAAAAAGCAATTTGAATTTTACCAATTCTTTAATCAATTCAATTCTCCCATCACTAAAACCTTCCACATAACCTATTATTTTAGCTTCGTCCAATGGGTTTTGTTTTACTGAATTTTTTTCTTTATTCATAATTCATTAATTAATATAGTATCAATTTTATTAAAATCCGTATATTTTATTCTAATTAATTTTATATTATTTAATATCACAAAATCATTTTTTATTTTGTCCAAATATTGGATGTAGTCTAATTCTTTATTTGTCATAAAATGATTACCGATCTTTCCTATTCTATAATGTTGAGGTCCGTCGTATTCAATTAATAAATTTTTAGAAAGAATATAAAAATCAAATTTTAATTTACGATTTGTTAATGGGTTTCTACAATTATCAAATGTTTTTTGTGGAATACATTCTAAATTTTTATTTTTTAAAATTTTATGTATTTCAAATTCGCCTTTTGATAATCTACACTTTGGACATCCACTTTGATTTATCATATGAAAATATGGTTTTTGTTCAAATATCCCATATTTAAAACAAATAATTTTAACTTTAGTGTGGATATTAACATATTCAACCATTTTATAATCATATCTATTTTCATGAATTTTATTGGATCTTAGAATGAAATTCATAGTATTTAGTTTTTTTGACATGTAACAAATCCGTCTAAATTAGTAAAAACTTCATTTAACCATAATAATGAAATGACATCGCCTATTTTATCTTCTCGTGTTATTTTTATAAATTCAAATCGATTAAGTTTATTTTTCTTTTTAATAAGGTCTTCTATATTAAGTTGAACATGTGTAGATAAAATAGTATTTTTCAATTGCATTAAATCATAATTTCTTATAATAATATTTTTATTATTCAAAATTGTCTCATACGGTTTAAATTTATTTTTATGTATTTCAGAATAATTAAATAAATCGTCTATACAATAACTCTTATCATCCGATAAAAATGGAAAAAGTTTTATAACCGTTTTTAATCCAACACCTGTTATTCCAGAAATTCCATCCGATATATCCCCATCCAAAACCCTAAACAATATAAAATTTTTTGCATTTATTCCATATTCAGTTAATATTTCTGATTGTCCATATATTCTTTTTTTGGTTGGACTATATACTTTAATTCTATTATCTATAAGTTGATAAAAATCTTTATCTGAAGACATAATTGTAATATTATAATTTTTAAAAGAATTCAAAGATAAATAAGCTATTATATCATCCGCTTCAACGAAATCTATTTGAGAAATATTAACAGGAAGACAATCAATGTAATGACTAATATGAATCAATTGTCTTGATATTGCCTGATTTTCTGATTCTGATGTGGATGATTGCTCATATATTCTATTAAGTCTAACTTTATTAGATCGGTGTTGTTTATATTCAGGAAATATTTTTTTTCTTCTAACCGATCCTCCTGGACCATCAAAAATTATAATACATTTAGTAGGATTTAATAATTTAATAGCATATCCTATTGATTTTAAAAATCCAGTTATGCCGCCGATATGCATTCCATCCGAATTTAATTGAGGATTTGCTGCAAATGCCCTACAAAAAGTGTTCATACCGTCAACTATCAAAACATCGGAATCTTGTGTTTTCCGTAGTTCTGTAGTGACGGCCTGGCTTTTAAAATTATGAAATAAAGAATACAATTTTCTTTTTTCATTATTATTAATTTGTTCCATCTATAATTCTTTCTATTAACTTTTTGTCTTTATTAAAATATTTGAATCACATTTAGATTGTTATTTTTTGAACTTTTTTAGAATTAGAATCCTTCCTATGTAAACTTCTCCTGCACGATATAACGAATCTTCGTTCGTATCATCGTAAAGAGAACTTTCATGAAAACAAACTATATTGTGTTTATTTGCTGCTATAACACCATCATTAATTGCAACCATTTTAAGTTTCATACACCCATCGTTTATTTTTCACTAACAGTTGTATTCGATTATGTTTAATCCGTATAACTTTACCGAGATTTTTCCTCAGAGAATTAAATGTTCTTCTAAACCCATTTATATTAACTAATTGTTTTATTTTTCCGCCGTGCTTATAACTTTTGTATATACTCATAATTTATTTTCTGTTATTAATCTGCTTCAACTACTTCCGGAGACTCCGTATTTTCTGGTTCAACAACAAGGTTCTCCAGAACAGCTGAATTTGGACTTTTATATGACATTATAACCTCATTGCATATTTTTTGATATAATCCATCTTTAACTGTATTATTTTCATTTAATACCTTTACGAACTCTTGTGTACTAAAACATTGACCATCATAAACTAATTTATTACTTGGCCCAACTATAATATCACGTTTCTTAGCCAATTCAATCCAAGAAGCATAATCAGCAATACCGCTATCAAAGTAAACTTCAAACTCAGCCTGTCTAAATGGTGGGCCTAATCTATTTTTCTTAACTGTAGCCCTAACATTAGTTCCGATGATTTGTTTATTGCTATCTTTAAGCTTCTCTATTATTTCAAAATTTACCTTAACAGAACTATGGAAAGATGTTGCTTTACCGCATGGTTCCACCCATTTAGAGCCAAATGCCATAGCTTGAAGATTATGTCTAAGTTGATTGGTAAGAACCAATAAAACTCTTCTTTTAGCTATAAGATTTGTGAGTTTTCTCATAGCTTCTGATACAATAAGAGATTTACCTGTAGCATACCCTTTTCTTTCATATCCTGCTTCTAATTCCATTTTAGTAGATGCCCCAGCAATTGAGTCAATAATAATAGTTACTAGCCTATTACTATCTGATTTTCTGACCACACCAATAATATCTTCCACCATTTGAAATGCTCCTTCTATTGTGTCCTGTGGAAGATATAACATATCCTTTAAATTAACTCCCAAAGAAGTCCAAAACTCAGGAGCAGCAGCTGCTTCAGTGTCAATATACACAGATTGACCACCTTTTTTCTGTGTATTAGCTACAATATGAGCACATACTAAAGATTTTCCTGCTCCCTCTAAACCTGTAAGTGTTACTACACGGCCTACTGGTAATCCACCATTTGGTCGATTACTAATAGCTAAGTCTAACATAGTAGAACCAGTAGATACCCAATCTGTTACAGTAGATGGATCTTCTTTTTCATCGAGAAAATAAGCCACCTTTCCGCCATCTTTATTTGATTTATTCAGTTCATTAGCAAGCAACTCTGCTAATTCATCACGATTAACGGTTTTATCTACGTCAACGTGTTTTGATGTTATATCTTTTTTTGCCATAACTTATATTTTGTTCATAATATGAAGAGATAATACACCATATAGCATATTATCTCAACATATTTTATTAACTTATTTCTTAGAAGCGAACAAATCATCAAAAGCTTTTGCTACATCATCGGTTTTTACAGATGAAATAGTTGTTGCGGCTACAACTGGTTTAGTCGATACTATTGATGTGGATGTAGTATCCGTTGAAAGTGATACTCCAACAGCGTTTGCTGCTGCTAAAATATCAGGATCAACTTGAGATTCTCCTTCTTCTGGATGCAACCAAACATCCATAACTGCTTTTAATTCATCATAACTAAGTTCAGGGAATAAATCCAATAGATTTGTTTGATTGGATATTTTTTCCAATAAATCCTTATTCGTTGGATCTACCGCCGGTTTAGTATTTGGTTTAACTCTAATCGTTGTTTCTGGGAATTGTTTTCCTGTTTCCTCTGCTGTTTTAAACTCCACAACAATATCTCGTCCTTTAGCCAAATCCGTTATATCTCCATAGTCAGGATCACTCATGATGGAAAGTAATTCTTGATAAACCTGTTTGCCAAACCCCCAAAACTTAACTCCCTCGTGTTCAGCTCCACGAACTAACACAGGTGCAAAAGTTCTCATTTTTGGTTCCATCTTTCGAGATAATTTCCATTCTTCTTTGTCGCCACTCATCTTTAATCTAGCAGCAAATTCAACAATTGGATCAGGACGACCAAAACTGTCTGGTGACAAATATGTTTTACCATTTAAACCGTAATGAAACTTTAATTCCGAAAACGGATTGTCGGGACAAAATTTATATGGCACAATTCGAATTTCTTGCTTTCCAGGTACTGGTTTCCAAAGAAGGTTTGATTTTTGATTGGTATTGTTCAGTGAATTTAATCTTGATTTTATTTTATTTATGTCTAACATTTTATTCCTTTTTCTTTATTGATAATTTTTTTATTACTTACTAAGTAATCATTTATCAATGAATACATATTAACACAACAAATAAGAGTGTAAATTTATTTTAATAAACTAATTAATTTTATTTAAGTGGATGTTTAATCCTAAAAGAAAAATTTGTTAACAACTCTAATTCTTTATATCCTTGAGTTAAAATATTTCCAATCCAACTGCCTATAAACTTTACATTATAACCCAATATTTTTAATTTTAAGAAAAACTATTAAAAGATAGAAATTTAGCAGCTTCATTTAAGTTTAAATGGAGAGCAATTTTTTTTAAAATTTCAATTTGTTCTTCTATTTTAATAGAACCTTCTGGAATGCTTGGCAATGTATTCGACGTTGACATAATTTGTTTAATCACTTCTCTTTCTGCAGCAATTTCTTGAGGAGTTTTCTTAACCGTCGTAGGAACAGGTGCTGGTTGTGGTGGAGAAACGTTAGCAGGAATTGTTGTGGTTGGAATCGGTTCTGTAGCCAATGTTCCCTGTGCTGGTGTTCCTACTGTTACGGGTGTTACTACGTTTGGTGGTGATGATTGTGTTCCCGGTGTTCCTGGTTCGGGAACTTCTTTTTTAGCAGGAACTGTCTGTGGTTGATTTGAATCGGATGGTGGTAAAATCGACGATCCAGCATCCATAGGTGAATTAGAAAGTGGTGTGGGTGTCGGTGATGCTGCATTAGGTGCTTGTTGTCCACCACCAAATAAATTAGATTGATCTACTTTTGGATTTTTCTCAAAATGGGTTCCTCTAGCCAAAGCTCTGGCTTTGTATTCTGGTGTTGGAAAAGTAACAAGCAGGCCATTTAAATTATACGCCTGGCGTTCGGGATGTTTACCTTTTTCCATTAATGGTTGAATGAATTCCAAAACAATATCATCATTAATATTTTTATTTATGAAATATTCATATAAATATCCAATATGTTGATTGTTTTTTATATCAAAAATGCCATCTTCAATTCTACTATCAAGAGACACCTCCAATAATATTTTATTTATTATTTTATTCATTTTCCCTATTTCTGTTTATACGTATTATCATACCAAAATCATTAACTACTGAAGAGTTCGTAGACAAATCCAATAAAATTCATAATAATAAATATATCTACTCATTATATAAATACATAACTACCCATGTAAAATCAATTATAATTTGTCCATTACACGGTGAATTTCTACAATCACCAAACACACATCTAAATGGAAGAGGATGTCCTAAATGTGGTTTTAAAAAAATAAAAGATTCTACAAAAAAGGATATAAAAACAATTTTGTTAGAATTTGAAAAAATTCACAACAATAAATATGATTACTCACACTTTAAATATGTAAATAGTAAAACAAAATCAATTATAATTTGTCCAATGCACGGCGAGTTTATACAAACTTCTCATGATCATTTAAAAGGAATTGGTTGTCCAAAATGTGGTATAATTAAACGGTCTTTTGTAAGAAAACTGGGAATTAAAAAATTTATTGAGAAATCTAACGTAATTCACTCAAAAAAATATAACTATTCTGATGTTAATTATATTAATAATTATACCAAAATAGAAATAATTTGTAAAGAACATGGTCCTTTTTTACAAACTCCAAATTCACATTTAAGTGGAAATGGATGTTCAAAATGCTCAAACACAATATCCTATCAAGAAACACAATTTTTAGATTACTTAAATATACCAAATACTAAAAAAATAGATAAATTAAAATTTTAAATAAACGAGTAGATGGTGTTGATTTTATTACCAATACAGTTTATGAATTCTTAGGGGATTATTGGCATGGAAATCCAATAAAATTTAAGCCAAATGACTATAATAAAACCGTAAAAAAAACTTATAGTCAACTTTATGATGAGACATTTTTAAAATTTAATAACCTTATTAATTTTGGTTATAATATTAAATATATTTGGGAATGGGATTGGAAAAATTATAAAAAAGGTATTGATAATGTTCCTAAAATAATAGAATACAAATTAGAATAATATCTGTTTCATCTCACCATATGAATCACCAATATAACATTTTACAGGAAATCTATTTTTCTCAGTCATTATAGAAATAATATCTTTTTTGATAACATCTAGTTCTATATTAAAAATATCAAATAAAATAGAATCATAAGTATATAAAACAGCTTTAGATTTCTTATCCCTTAAAAAGTTATTAATTTTTCTGAGAATTGGAACAGAAATTTCCGTTTCTGTAGCTTGAAGAATGTAATTAAATAATTTATTTGGAGTAGGATTTTGAATTTGTTCACTGGTTATTTTTCTTCCAAATACAGGAGTCAAAATATACCCATTTTTTTTAAAAAAATTCCATTCATTAACAATAAACTTTTTCAAGTTATAGAAAAATTGAATGTGTAAATATTCATCATCGATGTCACCATAAAGTTGTTTAAATGTCAAAATTTTAGCATCTTTAATATCCTGTTGATCAACATCGTCCTTTTTAAAACACAACTCAGCAATATATTTGTAAAAATCAATATCATACCCCAATTTAAAATTTATAATCTCACAAATAATTCGAGGATGAAAAGCAGAATAATCGACCATCATCATTGATCCATTATCTCCGAACCTAGAAACAAAACAATTTCGTGACCCGTCTTCTTTATTTAGAGCAGCATAATTTACTCCAGCAAAACTATTACTTGGACGGCCTGTGGATGTAAAAAGATTATACTTCGAATAAACATATTTCCCATAACAATTAGCCACACTAAAACGACTTTTAAACTTAGACACATCAACACAAATCCCATTTTTTTCCAATTCAGCCAATGATTTTATTATTTCATTATTTATCCTCAAAAAGCATTCACACTCAAATATATGATCAGATTTCAATTTATCAATATTAAAAAAAGCTTTATCAACCATTTCTCTATGTTTTACCAATGGTATCACTCTGTTAACAAATTGGTATCCATGATAATTTTGATATACGAATTTATGAGCAGAAGTTTCATACTCATGAATATCAATTAATTTTTTATTATTTAAATAAACCCCCAAATTTATATCTACCAATTTATTTCCAAGTGGAATATGTTGAATCGTTGATTTTTTATCTAACACAAAAATTCTTCCTAAAAACTTTTTGATATCCGTAATAAATTGTGTCAACTCAATTATTTTAGGTGAATCTTGGTGATCGAAAATAATATGATATAAATCTTTTGTTCTAATGTTTTTAACAAAAATTATAGATGGTGTGGATACACAATAATGTTCTCTATCATCTGAAAAAACAATATGAAGAAATAAATCATCACGACAGTTTAATTCAAGAAACTTTTCATAATCTTCATAAGAATCAATCATTTACATCCAAATGTAAATTATCCATCAATTTTAGTCAATATTTTCTATTCTTTAATCCCCAATTTTTGTTTAATATATCCTCTCAGCGGAATGATCCCAGCCTTGACAATCGTGTTCCATTTTCCATCTTGAATTGTGTGATGAACATCTGTTATACGATAACAAACATTTCTGTGATTGTATGGCTCAGGTAGATTGCGGATAAGGAATGACATAAAAATTCTAAGTCCACCAATCCCCTGTAAAGAAACTTCCACGGTGATCGGTTGTATTCCTGTATATCTTTGGTTTCTTTCAAAATCTTTATCATCCAATAACATATTCAATAGTTCTGGATCTGGCAATACTAATCTCCTAATAAACGGTTGATCCCCAACCATCACTGTAAATTGATATTGATCATGTGTAGACGCAAAATGTTGTTGAATTCTTATTTCATCCTTAAAAGCATTCATTTTTGAGTTTTTATCTGTTAAACGAGTCGGCGGCTTTTCATTCTTCTTAATAAGAATTCTATCATGAAATTGATAATCTAAAAAATCATTTTCTCCTTTTACAGATGTTCTTGACCCGACGTTATTAATTTCTCCAAAAACAACCCTAAATGCTTGTGCATCTGACATTTTAGGCTTGAATGATAATCCAGTCATAATGGAATCGGAATCTTGATAATCAAAATACCACGGTTTATTATTATCATTACCAGCAGGCAACATCTTTTTATCAACCACTATCATTTTGGATGTGTTATCATTCTGAACCAACGCTAGATCCCAAAAATTTCCGCCGGCCTTATTAATCTCTTCGAAAATCTTTTTATACACATCTACGTAGGTTTTTACATCAGCACTAGATACGATATTAATAAATTTATTAACATTAAAATAAAGATCTTTAAAATATCCATAAAAATAAGGATTATATGTAATAAATTTCCCCTCTCTATTTTTTACAATTAACGTTTCATCGGATATAAACGGAAACGAATAAAAATTCCGTTCAGTAGGATATAGATATCTATTAGCGTTTATAACATAATCCAAATTATCTCGGTGTGAAGTAGTTCCTTGATAAAAAATCTTTGTTAATTGATAATCAGCGTTCCAAAGAACATCATTTAAATTTTTTTCTTTTTTGTTTATAGTCTTTTTACCTTTTACATTATCAAGAAACTGATTAGCATATACACCGTCTAAACCGTTTTGTTTAATTCCTAAATCTCCATAAAAATATTTTGGAGCATAAGCATTAGGAATTAATAATATAGAACCATCACAAGATATATGATTGGGGTGTGCTCCGATTACTGATTCGTCTATATTAACTTCAAAAAAATTTTCATTTAGTGAATCGAGAACTGGATCAGGAAAAGGAAAACACCTATTCAACAATTCTACCAAAAATCCCATATTTACCCAAACATCTCCATCTTGGTTTCCGCCCTTATCAAAATCCCCATCCGATGGATTTCCCCATTTATAATCCAGATTATTTACAGATTTTGACATATTTTTCTGATCTCTTCCATAAAAAATACCACGCCAATATTCATTTTTCATTGGACTGGTCCCGCCAGTTATTATTTGATATAATTGTTGTTGACTTAAAACAGAATCCACTTGATTTAAGTTATCTAAAGAAGCAATAGATTTGAGATTTTTTATGAAATTAGAATCACATACTTTTCGAATGTTCGAAAAAGAATTCAATGTCACGTCAGATTCAGAATTTGCTGATGTCGACGATTTTGTATCTAATACAATTGTAGGAATGGAAAGTCCTGCGTATAAACTATCTTTAGATGTGACCTCGGTCATACAATCAATTTGATTTCCATTAATAGACCATTCAAAATTAGTCACAGTTCCGAACACTACATCATAATTTCCATTGGATTGGAGAACATTTTCGTTATAGAGTGGATATGGATTTTTAAAAAAATATTTAGCAATTTTATCCTCATCCGTTAAATCAATGAGAGAGTTTTGATTGAAATGGTTCCACCCAAATTCTATAATCATAGTAATTCCTGGAACCAAAAAATATGGAGTCATATACTCCAATTGTTTTGGGGAAAAGCATTTCCAATGAATCCAAGCTCGCCTAAATAATTCTTTTTGAATAAGGGTTTCTACTCTTACAATTTCCGGAGTTGGAACATGAATTTGGAATTGACTTGTTATTTTATCATATTCTAAAGTATGCGCTTTGCCATCTGGAGTATATCCTAAAATTTGTTGATTTTCATCGTTGTTCCATTTGAAACCATACGTTTGATAGAATCCCTTACCACCCACGAAAACAAATCCTGGTTTTTTATTTTCTATTACTCCTATTCCATTGGAACATACCCTGACCCAAGAAGTCATTGGGCCTTTATATTTCTCCCAATCTCCACCATCTTTATCCCACCCATCAATTTTTTGATAATTAAAACTACGATTATTCTTTCTACGAAGCATCTCTTTTTGTAATTCTGAAGGCACGTTTTGGGTGCACCAAGGTATGATATGAAATGACATAAGTTAAACTATCTCCTTTCCAGATATAACATCTATAAGTTTGTTATATTCTTCATTAAACCTTAAAAATTCGACTGGATTTAACTTCTCTATTATTCTATTTTGTCTAATTAAATCTCTATTTTTAGTATAATTTCTATTATGTTTAGATTCATCATATTCAAACACCACATTTTTTTCTTTATCATATCCATCCAATGAATATCCAATAATTTGATATTCGCCACCATTTAAAGCGTGTTGAAAATTATACCCATGTTGCTTTCCATAATTTTCTACAAATTTACAAGCATTAGGATTATAACTTATTTTTGTTCCTAATTTCTCAATCTGTTTTAATTTGTTTTCTCTTTGTTTTCTTTTAAATTCTTCTGTATTAAATATACCGTTTTTAATTAACCTATATGTATGTTGTCGTTGTTTTTCTCTATATTCATCCGTTCTAAATACGGAAAAATCTCTTGTTTTGGAAATTTTTAATGCCGCACACTTTCTACATAAACCATTGTTTTTCCTACACAAAATAAATGATCTTCTACAAGAATATTTTAAGTCAATTCCACAATTTTTACATGTTCTATGCCATCCATTAATTGGGATAATAATTTTTCTTTTTTCTCCACAACATTCATTACAAACCTTATTCAATTTCAAAGCACTTGTATAAGAATTTTTACATGAATATTTTTGTGGCCTATTACAGTTTGGACAATTTTTAATCCAACCATTTTCTGGAATAGTTATTTTTCTATCATTAGAACTACATTTATTACATAACGTATTTTTTTTAATAGATATTTCTAAAATATACTTTTTTGTATATATTTGTTTACCACCACATTTAGGACAACTTTTACTCCATTCAATTTTTGGTTTTAATAAATATTCATTGTGGATTTTTAATCCAATTTTTTTATTAGCACAAAAAATACAATTTGTGTTGAGTTTTATAGCATTATTTAAAAAGTATTTATCTTTATAACTTTGCACTCGTCCACATTTAGGACAATTTTTTATCCATTTCTTTTTTTCTATTCCAATATCTTTCAATGGATTTTCGATTACGTTCGGTTTTATGTCGTTCGTAATATCTAGCAGAACGTTGTCTCCATTGTTCTCGCAAATCATCTTCGCTTCTATTAATTTAATCATAACTTTTAACTATTAAGTTTATCAAATTCAGATAATATAGGTGCTATGTCCGTTGGAATACGCAATTGGATGCCTGGTTCAATGCTCATACGACCTTTACCAATATTGTTAGCAAGGGCTATTATAAACCACAACGTCGGGTCTTTGTAATATTTATATGCCAACGTATCTAGGTAATCCGTTTCATTGCTTACGATGTAAATATCATCATCAGAAACAGGAATATCGGGATAATATGTCGTTTTAAACACATTCTTTCCATCCCATTTTTTAAATTGATCAACGTTTATGTATCTCTTCATATTCTACTTTTTGCTCTTCCTACGAATCCCGGTAAAGACGGATAAGTAGTATTTTGTTCTCTTATATTTTTAGAAAACTCTTGTATAGGTGGGAGAAAATCTATTTTTGGTTGCTCATTCCAACCCATCCCTTCATTATCTAATAATGGAGAATGACCAAAATGATTTCCACCGACGTGAGGCCTTTCTTTTTCAAGAACATTACAAGTGATTGATATTTCAATTTCTCTGGGAACTTGTCCAACATGTTTATTTTTAACTTTAGGTGATTTAATAATATCAGCTAAATAAGACCACTCATCTATTGAACTTTCAGAAACAGTTTCCCAAATAGCAGACTCAGGAATATTCATGGTAGCAGTATTTATAACTATCGGTTGGTATTTATATAAATCCCCAATAGTTAACATAAACATCGGTGGAATAATAAATCGATTAGTTGTTTTATCACCATGAACCAGTTTTGTATAACCTGCTGGTTTTACGGCTCCCATAAGGTAATTTATCTTATTCCAAACAGGATGCAACTCAATTAAACTATTAACCACAACGATAAAACTAAATGATAAATTTCGAGTAAATCCAGTGTAAGAGTAAATTTCATCAGCTCTTCCCATAAATTTCAATGGATCCCATAGTGCATTATTAGATTCAGATAAACCTTTAATAGTAGAACGAAATGGAATATATTTTTCATTAACTACATCATAAAAAAAGAAAGCAATCAAATCATCATCATATGGTTTCCACTCTACCCAACCACCATTATTTCCTTTATAATCTGATGTTTCTGTTATCCCATTATTCCCCTTACTCAAAACTGTTAATGTGTTGATCTTATCAGGTCTTCCGTTGCCTGCCATCCCAAAATTTTTATTTGGATTGATTATAGAATCTAAAGTTCTAACATTATAATAATGAGATTGAACAGTATTCGTTCCTTCGTTCAGTGGATTTCCAGTTCTTGAATTAGATGATGGATGAACCTTTTTCATCGTGTGATATAACCTATCATATCCTTGTTTAGATGACTTACCACTTGAAAATAACCATGTATCATTATTACTAAACGTGGTTGTATAAATTTGACTATGTCCGATATTATTGATGACTCGTTTCAAACTTTCATTAAACTGAGATGTTGGAGTATCCGAATCATCAACTTTATTCAGTTTTGTATTTTGTGATGGAGATCGTAAATTTACTGTACTGGATTTATCATTTCTAAATCCAGTATCCCAAAATGGATTGTTTTTTAAATCATATTCGGAAACAAAAAATCCTTTATCAGTTAATTCTTTAGAAGTTACTACACTTCCATCTTTTTTATATTCACCAAAAGCAGTTTCAATTGGTGATTTCCCATCAACTGTTTTCCAGTTTTTAGTATCAAAATATGTATCCTTTTGATCCTCAATTTGTTGTATACCAAAATCATATCCACTATCTTCAAATTTTTGTTTTTGTTCAGATTTTGAATCATTTTCGTTTTTGTAATACGACCCATCGATAGTATAAACTTTTGTTTTTTTATCAACATCACTATAATATTTTTGTTTAAATAAATCA